CACCCCTAATGTACATCTGGGTAAGCTGAGTCTGAAGCTCTCCTATCAGCTTTTGCTTGTTATCCCATATGCGTGTTGAGAAATTCTTCCCGTCAGCCGCCCACGGCTTGCTTAGTATGCTGTCGAGTGTTCTCTGGTTTATCTTGCTGAATGGCGACCCGATTTGATTGAGCTTTTGTACCTCGTAGATGGTCCTGTAATACCCATCTTCGAATATCTCTTTTGTCAGGGCTTTCAGACCTTCATCCTGTGTATGATACAGAGTTTCAATGTGCTGCCTGAGCTGAAGTATTATTGCATTAGCCTTGCTGATATGCACCCTTGCAGATGCGTTCTCCAGTTCCTTAATCCAGCGCGGGTCTAAGCTGTTGGCCTGCCCATATGCTATATACTCTTCTACACTCCACTTGAACTCCCTGAGCTCTTCGGCGTTTAGCAGCTTCTTAGCTTCCATCAGGTTCATTTTGTTGTTTGCGCCTATTCTCTTGAGCCAGTGATATATATCCTTTTGGAGGCTGTGTATAGTCTTTTTGTATTCATTTTCGATGGTTTTGAGGTATTCTTCGCCCTTGTTGAAACGCGCTTCATTGAGCTGCACAAATCTTTCTTGCCAATACTTGTTGGGCATTACTCATCAGCTCCTGCATTGCCGTCTCCATCGCCAAAGGCTCCCTGGTATTCGCTATACTGCTCCATAGCCTGCTGCTTTTCCTGCTCTATTTTCTTGAGCTCTTGCTCCGGATCCGTAACCCATGGATGCTGGGCGACTATTGTTTCGTTGCTTATTACCCCGACAGACTTGGCGCAATTGTCGATACTTTCGCTTTCGTTGATGAGTATATCCCGGTTGAATACAACTTCAAGCGTTTCATTCTTGAAGTCTCCAGCGCCTGTGTTCTTCAGATGGATATTTACAAACCACAGAAGTTCCTCGAACGATGCCTGGTATTCGTTCTCCATGCCGTTCGCATCAAGGTCTATATCGGTATACATGGACTGTATGTTCATCTGGTTTATATTCCCGCCCATTTTGTCGGCCTTTGCATCCAACCCTCTACCGTTTTCTATTAGCGCCTTCTTGAGCACTTCCAGTATGGCTTTGTAGTTGTCGGCCTTAACTTCGACCTGCAATGTTTTCAGGTCTCCTGCAGCTCCGTCTACAGTCTTAACTTTTACAGCTCCATACTGAGAAAGGTTCCGTCTGAACTCACCGAGGTTTTCACCATCGTAATTTATGAGTATGAGAAGGGTGTTCCTTGCATCCTCCTGCATGTTGTTCATGAAGTCGGATGTTATTGTGTTTATTGCGTCCTGGAGCGACTTGACTCTATTAATAAGCGGGAGTTCCCTCGCATTGTACTTGAATGCTATGAACGGCACCTTCTCCCAGTTCATGCTCAGTGTCCCCTCGGAGGTGAATACCTTAACATGACTTTCCTCACTCTCTGGAATCAGCTTGCCCTTGTCGAGGGTATACTTCTTGACACCTTTCGTGTCGTAATACTCTACTTTCTCGACAATTTTCTTTTCTCTGCCTATATACACCTCTATCGCGTATACTCTGCACAAAGCATCGAGCTCCGTGTGGTCGTTGTCCCTCCAGAACGGCAATACCTCTTCTGGGCTTATTCTCATGAACTTGAGCTCTCCGGCTGAATAATAAACATGCAGCCACGCTATCCCGCAATTGAGACTATCCTCGCCTACACGCCTGAAAAGCCTCAGGAACCGGTTGCCAAACATAGTGTTGATTTCATCAGAGTAGTTTTTATTATCAGCCTGGAAGCTCGGCTTCTTTGCCATTAGGTAGTTGACCTTCTGGTCCACAAGCTTAGCATACTGATTATCCAGCAGCTTGTTGTTAGGTAGATTGTATACTTCCACCGGCAATCCGTCGCTGCCTATAACCGTCCTTTTCCTATCTAGGATATCATGAGCACCATCGTAGTACAGTTTGCCTGCTATCATGTCTCTCCTTGCTTTTGAGTCTTTCCACGCGCTTATTTCAGCCTCAAGAAACTCCGTGAATGATACCCCTTTGTTGTATTCGAGATTGGCTTTAATTATGTCCATATCCGTTATCAAATCGTCACCTCCTTAGTCCTTAATCAAAGCTGAATGTGCTACCAGCTCCTAGCTTTTCAGCTATTCCTGTTGTAGCGTCTGGCGCATCATCGTGCGGGTTCTTTCCCTGCTTCTGGTACTTAGACATAGCAGAGTAATAATCCGGGAACTTATCTTTCCAATTGACCGGAAAATATATATGATCCATAACCCAGGTTGCATTTGAAAGTATTCTTGCAATCTTGTTTTTAGACTGATGAAAACTGTTAATCCTAGTTTTATTGGATTTATGTGTTTCTTTAAGAATCCGCTCAATCGATCTTGCGAATCCTCGTCCTCCATTGTTGCTTTCGATGTCGGCTTCGTTTACATTTCCATCGAACAGCATCTGTGCCATTGCTGGCTCAGTAACCTCCATAGGTGCATCGGTGTATAGTATATCAAGCACATAGGCCTCGCCATTGTAGACTCCATAATTTATAGAACACAAGAAATCATCACCTATGTCAGCTGTATCTGTGTAATTCTTTATTGTTCTAAATAACGGATTTCCCTGCGTGTCCCTCGGAATGTCAGTATATGTCTTGAATGATGAATAAAGACGGCCTTTTATGTCAATTGGTTCTTGCTGATAGTTTGCAGAAGCAATGTCTATGCCCATTGCCTTGCACTTTGCTTCATATGATTTTTTTGACAAAATTTCAGAGCACAGCATACTCCCGTCATCCTGAAGCGCCTTATACGAGATGTGTCTTAATTTTGCACCGCTGTTCGAATAATGTTCAAGCGCCCTGCCTGCAAGGTCAAGGGAATGCCATCTCGTCATTACTATTATGATTTTCCCGCACTCTTCGAGCCTTGAAAGCATTGTGTTTGTAAACCACTCCCAGTGCTTTTCTAATACATCAGCATTATTTGCTTCCAATGCTGATTTGATAAGGTCGTCAATAATAAGTATGGATGCACCAAATCCTGTTGCAGTGCCCGTTGGAGAAGTCGCTAGATAGCTGTTGTATCCGCCCTCAAGGGACCACATGTTCATTGCGCCATCGCCACGCTTTATTGTTACTCCTGGGAATACATCCGAATAAACAACCTTGTCTTCATCGGCTTTTTCTTCAAGAATTGCATTTCTAACATTCTTAGAAAAGCTTGTTGATAGCGTCTCATTGTACGAACCAGTCATTATTTTTTCTTCTTGGTTGTTCCCCAACACCCATTCAACAAAGCAGCCTACCGTTCTTGATTTGCCATGCCGCGGCGGCATATTAACAACAAGAACCTCATCGTCTGATTCATAAAAATCTTGAAGCTCATGGCAAAATCGTTTCAAAAACAACCTATTATTTTTGTAGAATTTCGGAGCCTTTAGGTTGCAGTAGTGAAATAAGTAGCGTTTTGCTAATTCGCATTTAGCTCCAAGCTTAGCTTTGTTCTTCAAATTCATCGTCTTCGCCTGCCAATTTAAGAAGCTGCTCTGTTGTCATCCCCTCAAATGGATTGTTGATATTGCCTTTCACTTCAACTTTATCTGTAAACATACCTAGATGCTTGCCTATCTTATCCAGCGCTGCCATCTTATCATGTAACTTAAATTTTAGCGTACCGTCTTTAAGCTGCACTTCGCTGATTAGACTGCCGTCTACATCTGCACTGTCCTTCAAGTTAATTATTGTTTGATAGTCAATTATGGGATCTCCGTCGTCATTCTCGCCAATCTTAGTTTCTGCTGTTTTGAATTCCAGGAAGTCCTTTATATCAGAAAATGCTATCTTCGCAAGTTCTTTTAACACTCTGTCTTGTGTGACTTCAGTCCTCTTTTCTCTATCTTTCATTCGCCTTCTGACTTCAGCCTCAATCTTAGGTTTTCTAAGGTTTTCGAATCCAATAGCCTCAGCTGTTTTTTCACTATACCCTGACCTGATTGCGGCTTGTGTTGCGTTTAAATCTATTAGATATTCGTCAATAAACCGCTTCTGCTTCGCCGTCAGCCTCGTCGGTTCCCTACTCTTTGGCATTCGATCACCTCGTTTTATGCATGAAAAAAGAGCCCGGAGGCTCTTTTTGTTATTTATTTTCTATTTTTTCAAGCAATTCAATAATTCTGTCTAGCTTTTTGTTTGTCTCTGTAATGTCAGAAACATATGTGTATATGCTTCCAACTTCAGATTTCAAACCTTCAATTTCGTCCTTAATTCCACCTACCAAAGCTAATAATACATCTCCGTCCATAATCTCACCCCCTCCCCACTCCCAGTATACTCCAATGACAATTTATTTCCACAAGAACCATTCGCCATTTTTCGACACTGAAAAGGAGGTGGCGGGACTAAGCCCGCCTGAGTCAGGAGGATTTATTTCACGCATCTCGGAAACATGCACTTGTATACCGCATCATAATTACTCTTGAGATAATAATGCGACATCCACTCGCAATTTCTGCACTTGTGATTCTCTGCAGCACTAACCTTGCCATTTATTTGTTTCTTCTTGGTCTCAATATACTTATCTGCATTCATATTGCACCACCTTGTCACAAATAATCGGTTTTTCTGTTTCTGCGATAGTCGCCCGGATCTCCAGGCCGAGGATTACCGAAAACCTTATCTATCGCACTTACCGCCCCTTTCCTCCCAGGTGTACCCGCACCTACCAATCAGCTCCACTCTTATTTAATGGCGCCTGGTACTCAGTGCGGTTTTGCACCCTGCCCCAAACTAGTGGAACTGGCATACATTCTCCAACAACAAAAGGCCCTTTCGGGCCCTTGTCTGATGGGATTTTCTGTTTGGATTTAGAATCCGTCTTGTAATTAGAGTTTGCTTTTCGAGCAGAACTCTATAATGTTATATTATCACAAATTTGCCACGATTTGTGCTCATTTTGCGCCCAACTTTCGTCCACGTTTTCAAGATACATCGAGCAATTTAGCCACGAATTCTACTATTTCATCCCTTCTTCTGGACGCAGTTTGTCTACTCATCAGAAGCATCCTGGCTATATATTCAAAATTACACCCATCCCCATAACGGTATTCTATGTATTGCTTGTATGTTTCATCAAACTTTCGCACGGCATAATCAACGTGCTCAATCTTTTCATCGAGCTCTCTTATCTTAGCCTTTCTCTTGAGCTTCTTCCTGAGTTCAGTTTCAAGCTCTCTCTTGAGCCTGCCTACTTCATCCATGAGTAATATAGTCTGCCTTTCAGGTATTCCGGTCAAGTCCCCACTCGTTTGCACTCTTTCCCTGCTGTAATCTATTCCACCTATTCCATCGACATCCGTCTCTACGCATCGAATGTCATGTTTTATGCCTTCAACTCTTTTTTCTATGGCTGCTATCTCGTTCAGTATCTTTTCTTTTTTCTTTATGAATCTATAATGCCTGTAAAGCATCCCTTCTGTTTTTCTGAAAACATCCCCTGTTATCAAATAATCTCCCTCCTGTTATTTCTCTATCTGTCCGCCTGCCCACGCATGATTGATAAGGCTCACTCCCAGCAATCCAAGTTCATGGCTTTCGAGCTCTCTTTCTCTTTGCCAGCCATCCTCGCTGATGTAATACTCTTTGGCTGACACGACCTTGTTGCCCTCTTTGATTATTTCGATTTTCATTAGTCATTATCCTCCACAGATTCGTAAGTCATTTCAAATATGTCTGGCTTGCATGGGTATATTTCACCTTTAATACCTCGTATGATATAGTCTCCTGCGCGAGCTGTATAAGCTCCATCGAATGTCTTGATGTCCATATATAGCTTATGGTCGTCATATTCATAAATCTCAGCTCGTCCCATTTTAATAGCATCTACTATCCACTCAGGATCTTCTATTTGAGTTCTGTCTCCTGTCCATTTGAACGCCTCAATCACTACCGGTTTCTTTCTATACTTCGCCATTATCTTTAAACCTCCTCATAATGCTCGTATTTAATATGTCATTTCCACATTGCTTATATCCCTGGCCATATCCTTTTCTGTAGGCAGCTGCACACAGTACAGCAATAAATACTATGCTCCAGGCTATCCAAAATATACTTCCCATCACTATTTCGCCTCTCGCATCCTATGCATAATCAAAGCGATATCTCCAATGCGATTATTTGCTGTTATTTGCGATTCTAATAGTTTCTGTATGGCGTCTCCGTGGGTATTGCATCTGCTGTGTAATATTTCAAACAGCTCGTTGATAACGTGTATTTTTTTATAGTATTTTCTTTCTAGCCATACCCTGTACACATTCAGTGCCAATATCAGTATCGCCATTATTATAAATATAGTGTCAACCAAATTCATTCCTTCGCCTCCAGTCTCTTCATCACTCCGACCATCAACTTTCCCATTCTCCCGGGACCGAAACCAAACCGCTCGTGAAGCGCTTCCCTATAAGCCTCCATCACTTCTTCCTGGGCTCTGAATATTATGTTGTTGATGGTGTTTTCGAACTCGGTTACACTCATTTTCGAAAACCGCTTTTTCATCTCCTTGGATGATTGCCGGCTTTGCTGCCTATTCATGATATCGCCTCCAGAACAATCTCCACTCGAGGCCTTTCCGCATAGTGCTTGCTCATTATCAACTCCACTACCTGCGAATCGTCCTTGTATGCTATCCCGTTCAAGCTGTCCAGTATAGCCTTGCATATGTTGTCCAGATCTGGTTTTTTCTGCGGCCTTATCTCCCCGGCAATCATTTCTGCTGTTTTCTTCTTAGATGCACTCTTTGGCATCTGGAAATGTGCTTGAATTTCGCATCTGATTGCCCCTGAGAGCGTTTTTGATTGGTTGGTGATATAGTAGCATTCCTTGACCCAGTTTTCATAATTTACGGTTGTTTCCGGCGTGTAAGCAAAGCCGTGTTTCGTCATTCGTGGCCTTGCTTTCGCCTTCGGTTCTCCCGGAACCTCGAATTCAATCCTCATTTCTTTGCTTTACCTCCTCTTCTTTTTTTCCAAGCCGGATATTACACTCCTTGGCTGCATTCCATATAGCTTCATCCAGGCTCATGCCTGCATGATATAGTTCCTCTGCAATCTCTGCCGCTTTTCCGGCTATAGCATCATATAGTATCCCCATGCTTATTCCCTCACGTCCTCTGTAAACCACTTTTCTATGAGCGGCCACAACCTTTTTTCGAGCTTCTTCCTGACTCTGAACTTTCTGGTGTGCTTCCTGATTCCACCTAATCTTATTATTTCAGCCCGGAGCTCCATGCTCTTTCTTATACGCTTGCTTATTCTCTCCTGGACTTCGAATATTTCGGCTGCGGCTTCTTCTGTTTCGCTTACTTCCAGGTTCCTTCTAACAAATTCGGTCTTCACTCGCTTAGCTATGTCGGCCAGCTTCATGGCCAGCTTCTTGAATATATCCATCATGCCTTATACCTCCCAATCTATTTTCTGGCCACAAGATCTACAATAGACATCTAGGTATCCTATGAAATTTCCACACTGGCACTTATATAGCTTCGTTCCTTTGCAAAACTTAGCCCTGCCTACCATGGTGTCTTTTTCTGCGGTTATAACAATTGGCTTCTTTGGAGTTAACTTTTCAAGTGCCTCTATCGCCAGCTCGTAATGTCTGGCAAGCCTCACGCTATCTCTCCCTCGCTCAAATCCCAGTTGCTGCCTATGATACTGTATGCCTCTCTCTATATCTTTTAGGTTGTTCATGCCCTACGCCTCCTTATTGCGCTATTTGCTTGTATTATGTTTTATTCTTCATCATCAATTTCCCAGTTCCAATCAACTTCTTGTGATATCTGCTCCCAAACCATTTCATTGATTTCTCTTTCCATCTCTTCTTGGGTCATA